CAAGAAGAGTTGCAACAATTAAGAGATTTTCAAAGAATAGATAATGAAATAACTTTTTCTTTAGGTCAAATTGAATTAAGAAAAATTTATTTAGAAAGAGATAAACAAAATCTCCAAAATCAATATCAAACTCTTCTCCAAGATCAAGAAAAAGTAGGCAAAGAACTACAGGAAAAATACGGAGATGGAAACATTGATTTAGAAAAAGGAGAATTCATTAGTTCAAAATAGTTCTTTAAGAAAGTCTTTAATATGTATAATAAAACAATATCAAAAATAACATATAAAGATGGCAGAAACATTATTATCTCCAGGTGTATTAGCTAGAGAAAACGACCAATCATTTATAACTCAACAACCCGTTGAAGTAGGTGCTGCAATTATCGGACCTACTGCTTTAGGTCCTGTAGAAGTTCCTACATTAGTTACTTCTTTTAGCGAGTATACCGCAACTTTTGGTACTACAGTACAGAGTGCATCAGTTGCTTATTCATACTTAACTTCATTAGCAGCAAATAATTATTTCCAAAGTGGAGGAACAAGTTTATTAGTGACAAGAGTTGTACCTGAAGCGTTCACTCCTGCTACTAGTTCATTTATTAACACAGTAGATGGATCAGCTTTAAAAACAGGAGATTCAAATGCTGACACATTATTTGATTCTGTAACAGATCCAGGAACTGGATTTACTAGTTCAGCTGAAAGTATTACTGCTGCTGGTTACACAGGGAGTAGTGGTGAAGGTGCAGTATTTAACATTCAATTAGATGGTGGTTCATTAGTTGCTATTACAGCCTCTGCAGGTGGTGCTAATTATGAAGCTGGCGACACTATTACATTCTCTTCTAACGATAATGGTGGTTCACCAATTGTAGCAACAGAATTATCAGGTTCATCTACTTTTAATGCAGATGATACTTACGATGCTGGAACAATTACAATCAATCCATCAGCAACAACAAGCACAACAGCAACTGGTCAAGCTTGGTCTTTAACTTTTACAGGTTCTGCTGCTCAAGCTAGTTTATCTAGTATAACAGCTACATCAGCAGGTGAAGGAGTAGTACCAGGAGATACATTTACTTGGGCAGCAGCAGATATTAACACAGAATTAGGAGGAACATCAGCAGGAGCAACTGATATAGTATTAACTGCTACCGCTGCAGATGTAACCGCTGATGTTGCCGTAGTAACTTTAAGAAATGTAGATTTAGCTGATGGCGATTCTCCATTCCAATTAGAAACAATTTCCGAAGGAGAAATAATGAATACAGGTACAACATTATTAAGTAATGGTGCACTTGCAACAGGATCAGCAGAAAATATTCGTTGGTCAATTCCAAGTGTAAATACTGCCTCTGGTACTTTTAGCTTATTAGTTCGAAGAGGAAATGATGATTCTAATCAACAAGTAGTACTTGAACAATATCAAAACTTATCATTAGACCCATATTCTCCAAATTATATATCAGCACAAATTGGTGATATTACTAAAAATTTAGTAAATGAAGGAAGTGATTATTTTATTCAAGAATCTGGATCATATGCAAATTTATCTAAATATATAAGAGTAAAATCAGTAAATTTAAAAACTCCAAATTATTTTGATAATAATGGTCAAGCAAAATCCGAATTTACAGGATCAATGCCTTCTGCTCAATCTGGATCGTTTAATGGAGCTACAGGTAGAAATATTACAACCTCAACTTCTGGTAGAGTTGCTAACTTCTATGATAAAATAGGAGATGGATCTGCATTTGATACTCAAGGATTAACTGGAAGTAATTATACTAATGCATTAGCTTTATTAGGAAATGTAGACGAATACAAATATAATGCAATTTCAGCACCAGGATTAATTAATGCAGTACATTCAACACAAACTACAGCATTAGTTACTAATACTCAAAATAGAGGTGATGCTATTGCAGTAGTAGATTTAGTAAAATATGGAAGTTCAGTTGCTTCAGTTTCTCAAGCAGCAGCTTCATTTGATAATAGCTATGCAGCAACATATTGGCCTTGGGTTCAAATGATTGATCCTCAAACAGGCGAATTAGTATACTCACCAGCTTCAACAGTAATCCCAGGAGTTTATGTATTTACAGATGCTTCAAGTGAACCATGGTTTGCACCAGCTGGATTAACTAGAGGAGCTTTAGGACAAGTAGTTAGAGCTGAAAGAAAATTAACAGCTAATAACAGAGATACTTTATATGAATCAAATGTTAACCCATTAGCAACATTCCCACAAAGTGGAGTAGTTGTATTTGGACAAAAAACATTACAGAAAAGAGCTAGTGCTTTAGATAGAGTAAATGTTAGAAGATTGTTAATTGCTCTTAAAGGATTTATTTCTGGAGTAGCTGATAATTTAGTATTCGAACAAAATACAATTGCTACTAGAAACAATTTCTTAAGTGTAGTAAATCCGTATTTAGAAGGAGTACAACAAAGACAAGGATTGTATGCTTTCAAAGTAGTAATGGATGATACAAATAATACACCAACTGTAATAGATAGAAATGAGTTAATAGGTCAAATTTACTTACAACCAACTAAAACAGCTGAGTTTATTATCCTAGATTTCAATGTACTACCAACAGGAGCTACATTCCCAGCATAAAAATTTAAAAATAGAATATTTATAATAAAATAATAAAATAAAATGGCAGTATTAGATCCAAACGAAATATTTTTCACAGCTTTTGAGCCAAAACAAGCAAATAGGTTTATCCTTTATGTAGATGGTATTCCTGCTTATTTAGTAAAAGGTGTTGGAGCTGTATCCGTATCCCAAGGTACAGTAGAATTAAACCATATGAATGTATCAAGATATGTAAAAGGTAAAACAGTTTGGGATCCAATTTCATTAACATTATTTGACCCAATCACACCATCAGGTGCACAATCAGTTATGGAGTGGGTACGTTTACACCATGAATCAGTAACAGGTCGTGATGGATATAGTGATTTTTATAAAAAAGATCTTACTTTTAACGTACTTGGTCCTGTAGGTGATATCGTATCTGAATGGATTATCAAAGGTGCTTTTATACAATCAGCTACATTTGGTGATTACAATTGGGATACTGTAGATACTGCTCAAAATATAGAATTAACAGTACAACCAGATTATTGTATTTTAAATTTCTAAAAATTTTACCCCTCCCC